GTCTGGTCCACAGTACTCTCGGCATGAGCGGATCTAAACCCGGCGTCTGAGATCTCCTCGAGGAAGTTCAGAGTAGAGTCTGAGGCGTCGTCGGAGCTGAGCGTATTAGGGTCAGCCGTGCCGAGGGTGTGGATAGTCTCTACATGGACCACCCAATCTATCTGGTAGCTGGTCTGGGGTTTCAAGCCCCATCCGCCACAGGTGAGGATATTACTGTTTGATATCCTGCTCATGTCAACTAGGGGCCCCGTGAGGACGTTGGCCGTCTTCTTAAAATTGAAGTCATCCGGGTCCCTAGGTTCATAGACGGCTCTCCAAGCCTCTATAGGTGTTCCCGTGACAGTGCCTGGCCACTTCTTGACGTCGTCCAGGAGGAAGTTGGTGTCACAAACCACTTGCCTTTCGTCGCTAGTCCCTGAAGAGGCCTCCTGGAAGGCCTGGATGTTGGCGGTATACATGGTGCCCTTTAGGTTATCAACGGTGTCCTTGTAGGAGACCCTGATGCCCGCAGCGAGGACCCTGTAACCACAAACGCCCGCCTTGAAGCTGGTGCCACCGAAGCCTGTAAAGGAGTTGGCCTTGTAGGTGGTCTCCGCCTTCATGTCCGATTATTCACGATACCGAACTGGTCATAGATTGACCCGGTTGTACCGCCCCTGCCCGAGGCGGGCCTGAACCTCACCTGCCAGTGGGTCCCCAGGGTTTGGAACTCATAACTCCCAGAGAAGGTGTCTAGGGCGGTTAGGTAGTTGGTCCTGGAGGGGGCTCTAGCTACTACATTCCGGAAGGGGTCCTTTACCATGATGATGTAGGACTTGTCTAGGTTGGAGAAGTTCCAGCCCCTGCTAGTTCCTCCAATTGGTCTTGGAATCTGAGAAGATGTCTGTGTGGCCTGAAGCGTAGACAAAGTTGCGTTGTTAAAGTTCCCAAGCGCCTGCAGATTTCCCCCAGTAACTGGGGCAAAGGATAGCGAGGAAGCGCTCCGGGATCGGGAGCGGCCTCTTGGTTGTTGTTGTCGTTGCTGGCCTCCCTTGTTGGACTGGCCTTGGGACTTGACGTTAATGAGCGTGTCGAACTGCGACTTGGTGAGGACAATCTGAGTCTGTTGGGG